GCGGAACTGGTGGAACTGGAGCAACTGGCGGAACTGGAGCAACTGGTGGCGGTGGTGGAACAGGTGGAACTGGCGGAGCAGGCGGAACTGGTGGTGCAGGAGCTGATGGACCTACAGCTTGGGAAAACAATGATGCCTTGAGTTGGACTGGTCAAAAACAATTACAATCTGCAGGTAACTACAATTATAATCTTAGTATAAACAACTCTAATGATGGACTTCAATGTAATTCACCTCAAAGACCCTTAATTTTACAGAATAGTGCTGGAACTGCTCTGTTTTATTTTTGGCATAATGGAAACACATCACCAGCTGATTTATCAGATAGAAGATTAAAAAGAAATATATCACCATTATCTGCATCTTTAAGTCAGAGTGCAATGGATGAAATCAAAAAACTCGATGGAAAACTACATACTTTTAGTATGGATTTACTTCCAAGTGGTTCTAATGATGCTCCTGCTGAATTAAAAGAAAAATCAGTAAGTGCCTCAATGGATTGGAATATCAGTACTGGTTATATAGCACAAGATTTACGTGATGTAACTGGTTCTGGTGATTACATACACAAATTAGTTCATAGAAACGTTGAGGATGAAGATTTAGTGAGAACTGACCCGTTTGCTTCAGGTTCATTATATCAGTTAGATTATAAAGGATTATCAACTATTTCTACACAAGCTTTAATTGATTTAACTAAAAGAGTAGAAACTTTAAGAGGTAGAATTACAACACTTGAAGGATAATAAAAATAATTAATCTTTAACATTTTATTTGATATTTATATGTGTATCTAAGAGGTTTTATTTAATGAAAATAAAAGTACATACAAGTGTTATAGGTAATAATGGTTACAATAATCACGCTAGAGCATTTACAACTACTTTAAATAAATTTGTTCCAATAAAGATAAGAAACTTTACCGTAGGTGATTCGTGGAATGGAATATCATCCACACCTCACGAAGGTGAACCCTATATGACAAATGAGTTACGGGATATGTTATCTGAACAAACTCTAATAGGTGCAAACGAAGAATCTACAAATCACTTCATATATGGTTACGATGAAAATTTTATTCCAAATATAAACATTGTTTTAGTATCACAGAATCACACTTATTTCTATAATAATTATTTAGGATTCAATATAGCATATATAATAACTGAAGAGAAAAAGATACATTCAGAATTTTTACAAAGATTATTAAAATTTAATCAAATATGGGTTGCAAGTGAGTGGCAAAAAAATATTTATATCAAACAAGGTATTCCTAAAGAAAAAATAAAAGTAGTAAGAGAAGGTGTTGATTCATCAATTTATTATCCAAGAAAAACAACTAATAAAAATGGTAGATTTAAATTTATTGTTGTAGGACGTTGGGAATATAGAAAAGCAACAAAAGAAATTATAGAAACATTTTTAAAAACATTTAAAAATACTGAACCTATTGATTTAGTTTTATTAACTAATAACATTTATGCTAAAGATGGTATAAAAAATACTCAAGACATACTTAAAAAGTATAAAATTGAAGATTTTAGAATAAAAAGTCTACCTTTTCTGAATAGAGAAGAATATATTGAAGAATTAATAACAAGTGATGTATTTTTATCTTGTTCTCGCAGTGAAGGTTGGAATTTACCTTTGATTGAAGCAATGGCATGTGGAATCCCGTCAATTTATTCTAATTGTAGTGGACAACTTGAGTTTGCAAAAGGAAAAGGACATCCGATTGATATTATTGGACCAGATTCAAGTGAAAATTTTTACGAACCAGATTTTAATCATCTTTCCGTTACAATGCGAAATTTATATGAAAATAATAAAGAATATAAAAAGAAAGCAATAGAAGAATCACGTACAATCAGAGAAAAATTTAGTTGGAGTAATAGTGTAAACCAAGCATATGATATATTATCAGATATAGATAAAACTTATGAATTTGATAGAACAAAAGAATTACGTAATTTAATCAAGTGTGATGGGAAAGATTTAACAACAAGAAATTGGAAAAATAGAGGTACGGGTTTTAGAGTATCAATACCAGATTATGTAGGTAGTCATAACGATACATTTGAAGTTAAATTTTTTGATGGTAATAACTTATTTAGTACTACAATGAAACCAGGTGAATATACTTCAACTGAAAGAACCTATCATACAGATTGGAAAGTTCAAGTTGTAGATATTAAAACAAATAAAATAATTATAGATTACACACTTGATAGTTTAGAAGGAAAAACTATTTTAGTACATTTAGATAGCAGTTCACTTGGAGATAATGTAATTTGGTTTCCTCAAATAGAAGAACTTAGAAAACAAAAAAAGTGTAAGGTTATTTGTTGGTGGACAAATAATAAGTATATGCCTTTATGGATGGAAAATTATCCCGATATTGATTTTATCTATGGGAATAAATATGAGGTTGAAGCACATCTTGAATATAAACTAGGTTGGATTGGATGGAATCACGAAACTAAAACTGAAGAAGATAGACAAGACCAACCATTCGACACGACACATAGTCCTATAAATTATCAAACTCAACCATTAGGAAAAACAGCTTCAGACCAATTAGGTATTGATTATAAACCAATAAAACCTATAATTAATATATCAAAATATAAAAGAAATATTCAAGAACGATATGTATGTATAAACACAATGTCTACGGCACAATCAAAGTATTGGAACTATGGTTATCAACGCGGTGAATCTCCTCAGTATGATTATGGTTTGGGTTGGCAATTAGTAGTATATTATTTAAATTCTATAGGATATAAAGTCGTAGTATTAAATAAAGATAGAGTTTATGGTTATAAAGGTGATGGGTACGATAAAAGAGTAATGTGGAATGACCACAACTTTAAAAATGTTATCAACAAAACAGGACCCAACTATACTATTGAGGACCGGATATCTGATTTAAAATATGCTGATTTTTATATGGGTTTGAATTCAGGTATGTCTTGGATAGCCTGGGCAGTAGGAACACCAGTGATTAATATTGTAAATTTACAACCACCTGAATTTTTCTTTCCTGCCGTAAAATCAATCTCTCGTTCAAAAAATCATCAATACGATGAAAATATTTGTACTGATTGTTGTGTAGAATATCCATTCAAGAGAGATTTATGGATGATGTGTCCGAGACATTATGATACTGAAAGAGAATTTGAATGCAGTACAACTATTACACCTAAAATGGTAATAAGTAAAATAAAAGAATATATGACAGAAAATAATTTATACGAAGGGTTAAAATGAAAGAGTCCAGAGTAAATGATATGGATTTAGATAAACGAATAGATTCATTATTAAAAAAGAATAAAGTTAAAAATTCGTTAGTAGATTTTATCGATGAATCTAAATTAAAATTATATCCGTTAAAGTATATATCAATAATGACAACTTCAGTATGTACCTCTAATTGTGTTTATTGTCCTTATCCATATGCATGGACAACTTTAAATCCAGGATATATGAAAGATGAATTATATGAAAGAATAGTTTTAGATATAAAAAATACTTATCCTGATTTTGATGGACATTATAGTTATCAAAATGGTAATGAACCTACAGCAGACCCTAAATTTTTACAACGAATTGAATTTTTTTATAAAATGTTACCCAATACAAGAATGAATTTTCCTACAAATGCTAATCTTTTAGACCCAGAAAGAGGTAGGAAATTAATTGACTTAATGATGAAATATGAAAATTGGGGTGATGGAAAAAATCGTTATGGTTTATTCATTCATTTTGCAGGAACAGATAAAGAATCTTGGCAAGAAATAATGGGAAGTAAATATGAATACGAAAAAACGATAGATAACATAAGGTCTATAATGAGTTATAATACTCAACGTGGAGGTATAATTCCTATTCTTTTTATGGGATATCACGGTAACGACCCAGGTCTAACAGATAGAAATCCTACAGAGGCTGATTTGTCAATAAAATTTTATGACCCACAAGATTGGTATAATCACATAGAAAAACTTTTTGGTGCATATGGTCAGTATCAAAGTTCTTCAACGTTGTTTCAAAATAGGTCTGGTGACCTTCGTTTATTTGATGAGTGGAGAGGAAATAGACCTGTTAGAGAAATAGGACCAAAGAATGAATTTAATTGTGCAAGATTTTTTGATGGTAGAGGATTACACGTTTTATATGATGGTAGTGTAACGGTTTGTTGTAATGATTGGCAAAAAAGAAATATTTTAGGTAATTTAGAAACACAAACAATAACTGAATTATTTAATAGTAGAGAGTATAAAGAATTTATGTATATGGGACATGGTTACATAGAAAGTCCACCAGATTTTATATGTAAAATGTGTACTGATATACAAGCAATAAACGATGTCGAGTGATATATGAGTAAATTAATTGGTTTATACGGTGGTCCAGTAGCACACGATGCTGGTGCTGTTTACATAAAAGATGGTCAAATACAATCTATAGTGCAAGAAGAAAGACCTCGTAGAGTAAAGGTAGCAGATGACCCAGATGCCAGTCCTATTTTATCTTTAGATAGAATTAAAAAAGAATTTAATTTAGACTTTGACGAGATAGATTATTTTTGTACTGCTACACCTATGGGTATTACTTCTGAGTATTGGATGCAATATGGTATAGATAAGGAAAAAATTTCAATTACTAATCATCACGATGCACATTGTTATGGTGCATATTATACATCTGGTTTTAATGAAAAAACTTTAGTTGTATCGTATGATGCTGGAGGTATATCTAGGTCAAGAGGATATAATAGTACGTTTGGTAGAACATTTTTAGCAGAAAACAATAAAATGAATATAGTTAACACTTGGCCAATGGGAACGAGTGCGAGTATACCTTGTATGTATGCTATGATAACACGATGGTTAGGTTGGAGAATAAATAAAGATGAAGGTAAAGTAACTGGTTTAGCAGGTTATGGTGAGTATAATAAAGATGTATATGAAAGTTTTGAAAAGATGTGTTGGTATGATGAAGAACAAAAGAAATTTGGACCACCACATCAAGTAGAATCTGCAACTGGAACAAATATAGTTTTAGATTATTTCGGAACTACAGGAATTTTGAAAGATATCTCTACAAATAAAAAATCAAGAGCAGATTTAGCTTATAATATGCAATTATTTTTAGAAAACAAAATAGTAGAATATTTTAATCATTTACATAAACTATATCCAGACTATAAAAAAATTGTATTATCTGGTGGTGTATTTGCTAACGTAAAGTTAAATCAAAAGTTAAATGAGTTAGATTGGGTCGATGAAACATACGTATATCCTGCAATGTCAGATTCTGGATTAGCATTAGGAACAACCATAAAGAAAGCTGTAGAGTTGGGTGAATGGGAAACTAAACGATTTGATAATTTATTCTATGGTACTAAATATACTCAAACTCACATAGATACTTTGATTAATGGTATCAACACAAAAACAACTACAGATATTCAAAGAATTGAATACGATGATAAGTTAATATCAAAACACCTTAACGAGGGTTCTATCGTGGGTTGGTTTAAAGGTAGATTTGAATTTGGACCAAGAGCTTTAGGTGCCAGAAGTATTTTAGTTAGACCTACTGATGCAGAAACTCACGAAAATTTAAATAAAAGATTAGGTAGAACTGAAATAATGCCTTTTGCACCAATAGTGATAGGTGAAAAAGCAAATGATGTATTTATAACAAATAATAAATCACATTATACTGCTGAATTTATGACAATGTGTTACGACACAAGAAAAGAATGGGTAGATAAAATACCAGCAGTGATACACGAAGTTGATAAAAGTGCAAGACCTCAATTAGTATATGAAAATAATCCATTTTATAATGTATTAGTTGAATATGAAAAATTATCAAACATACCTGTCTTGTTGAATACATCGTTTAATGTGCATGGAGAACCTATAATAGACGGACCTGACCAGGCTATAAATCATTTAATGGACGGTGTTGTAGATTATTTAGTGATGGAGGATTTTATATATTATGTTAATCGATAATATTACCATAGATTATAAGTTTAGACCATATCCAGAGGTAGAGATTAGACACCTAAATGAAAACTATTGTGGTCAATTAGTATTATTAAATTTTTATATAATAGATGAAAAAACTAATCAACCAGTTAAGATATCAGGTCAACACTGGAGAGTACCATTTGCAGAAACTGAAGCAATGTACTCAATATATGCTAAATGGTACGTGGAAGTTAAAATGTGGAATCCAGACTATGGATTTATAGTGGTAGATTCTCACACTTATAATGATTGTGGTAAAGATGTATTAATTAGTTTACATTCGAAAGACTATGATGATATCTACACTTGGATGTTAGTTGGACTTAAATATAAAGAAATACATAGGTGTAATGTCCATTTTTCTGTAGAGGACGAAACAATAAGTAAAAAACTACAAGCAGAGTTTGGAATCTTCCCAGTGCCTTGGGACAACAGAAAACCATATGGTAAAAATTCACCATATGCTACATACGATATAGGAAGATTTGACCCACATCGTAATACAAATCACTATATGTACGAACTGGATGGCGATAAAGAGAAAAAAATTCTAAATCCATATCCAGATGCATATCCAAGTGGTGTAAGATTAGTTACTGGTAATATGATGTTTTCGTATAAAAATCCTCGAGACTGGACAAATTTAACTACCGAACAAGTGGCAGAAGATATATTGGGATTATCACAAGATTGGAGTATCGTTTAGATGAATACACTATTTCAAGAAAAAACTTTAGTTGTGTCTTTATGTGAAGATGAATTTATATGTGGTAAATTTTATTTAGCTGAAAATAATATAAAAAATATTGTAAATACAATGTATACCTCTACAAGTGGTAAAATTACACGTTTGTATTTTTACGTATTAAATTGGTTAGAATATATAGATGAAACAGAATTTATAGAGTTAGTAAATAGTGGAGAATACGATGAAAGAATATATTCTGCATTTGAAAAACTATGTTATTATCACAAAGATACAAAAACATTTGGACCTGTAGGAATAACAAATTCAGACGAAGGTATATCTATAGTTTTTAATTACTTATTAGATATTAAAGCGATACATAAATTTGATACTCAGAGACTTGCTAATTTAGCATACAATACACAATTATTTTTAGAAAACAGAATAGTTGAATACTTTAATCATTTACACCAATTATATCCTGAGTATCTTAATATAGCAGTAAAAGGTGATATCTTTAATAATATAAAACTAAGACAAAGATTAAATGATTTGAATTGGGCACGAGAGGTAAATATGTATGAATAATCCTATCAAACCAATTGAAGGTACTACGATTGATAGTAGATTTGAAAAACAAACTCCTCCTATAATTGAAGTTACCTTCGGTAAAAGTCCTAAAGTAACAATACATTCTGATGGTGAAATTGATACGGTAGTTAATGGACAAAAAATAAGAAAACATTATTTAGTGTGTTGGTATGACTTTGATGTAAAAACAAATAAAATAAAATATGTAGATTCCAGAGCACTTACTGCACAACCAGAAGGTGGTTTTGTTTGGTTCCGAACAGCAAATCAAGATTATCGTAATTGGTATATTGTGGTTAAACAATTTCATCCAAGTTATGGTTTTGCAGATATATTTGTAAAATCGTACAATATGAGAGATAAGTGGGAACTATGAAGTTAGATGTAATTAGTTTAAAAAATTTTTATGATAATCCATATGAAGTTAGGGAAATGGCATTAAAATTAGATTACAACGTAACAGGAAATTTTCCTGGAGGTAGGACTAAACCTTATTTAAGTAAATCTGTAAAAAATTCAATAGAACAAATAGTATATCCATATGGTGGAAAAATTACTAAATTTAACGAAGAATATAATGGGGCGTTTCAAATAACATATAGTTGGGATAAATCTTGGATACACGCAGATAACCATAACACTTGGGCAGCCGTATGTTATTTGACCCCCAATGCACCATCATCTGCTGGAACAGGATTTTTTAAACATCGAAAAACTGGTATGATGAAACCTATAAATGGAAAAACTATACTTGATAAAAAAATAGAATCAGAAGGTCAAGAAAATTTCAAATGGGAAATGATTCAAAGTGTGTCGAATGAATTCAATAAGATAGTGGTCTATGATAGTAAGTTATATCATAGTAGTTTAGATTATTTTGGAGATACATTACAAAACGGTAGACTTTTTCAAGTTTTCTTTTTTGATACAGAGAGGAGTAATAGATGAAACGTGTTATATTAACAGGTTGGAATGGTTTTGTAGGTCGTAATATAAAAATGAAATTAGAAGAGGATTTTGAATTGATTCTAATAGAAAATGATTTTATAGAAAGACCTGATTGGGAAAAAGAACTTGAATATAGTGTAGAATGCACAGATGTAATACTGCATATTGGAGCTATATCAGATACAACTTTACAAGACCAAAATGAAATGTTAAAGTATAATTATGATTTTAGTAAAAAACTATTTGATTTTGCAAAGAAACACAATAAAAAAGTTATTTATGCATCATCTGCTGCTAATGATGGTGTTGATGGTACACCAACTAACATATATGGTTGGTCTAAATTATTAGCAGAACAATATGGTGTAGCATTAGATTTTGATTTTATAGCTTTGAGATACTTTAATGTTTATGGTCCAGGAGAAGAAAGAAAAGGTAAAATGGCTTCTGTCGGTTATCAAGCACACAGACTTGGTTCATTTCGACTATTCCCTAAAAAACCTAGAAGAGATTTTGTATACGTAAAAGATATTGTAATCGCAACAATTTATCCACTATTTAATATAGTAACACCTGGTGTTTATGAGGTTGGTAGTGGTCAGGCCAGATTATTTGAAGATGTTTTAGATTTAATGGAAATACCTTACTCATATAAAAATGAGTTAGAAATACCTGATTGGTATCAATACTATACTCAATCAGATAAAAATAAATGGTTACCTGGATGGAAACCGAAGTATGATTTAGAAAAGGGTATAAAAGATTACAAGGAATATTTAAAGTGAAAATATTAGTTATAGGTGATAGTTGTAAAGATAAGTATATCTACGGGTTATGTGATAGAATGTGTCCAGAAGCTCCAGTGCCTGTTTTTCAACCAGTTAAAGAAAAATCAAATATGGGTATGGCAGGTAACGTTGCTGCTAATGTTCGTTCTTTAGGTTATGAATGTGATATTATCACAAATAAAAACACGATAGAAAAAATAAGATACGTTGACGCGAGAACTCATCAAATGATAATAAGAGTTGATAAACACGATTACGTAGATGAAAAATATGAACATAACGAAGATGTACTTAAAGGTTATGATGGTATAATAATATCTGATTACGATAAAGGATTTTTAAATGTTAAAGATTTAAAACTGATTTTAGAGACAGACACACCTACATTTCTTCAAACAAATAAGTTATTAGGTGATTGGTGTGTAGAAGCTGATTTTATAAAACTAAATGAATACGAGTACGAAAAAACAAAACATTTATTAGACAAACTTTATTACAATAATTTTCCAGGTATAGATTCTAAATTAATTGTTACGTTAGGAGCTAAAGGTTGTAAATTTCAGAACAAAACATATCCTGTTTTTAAAAAAGTAGAAGTAAGAGACGTTTCGGGAGCAGGTGATACTTTTTTAGCTGCCTTTACGATACATTATCTCAAGAATAATAATCCTAATACTTCAATAAAGTTCGCACAAGAATGTTCTGTAGAAGTCATTCAAAAACACGGTGTGGAGGTTGTTACTCAGAAATGAAATTTAATTTTGACCGTACAAAAATAAATTATAATATCACGGAGGAATTGTGTGATATAGAATATTCTAAATATAATGAATATCAAACTGAGAATGCTTTTATCAGTAGAGTAGAATTCACAACTGATATGATAGCTTCTTGGTTAAATTTTGGTTACGTAATAGGTATAGTTGATGGTCAATATGACTTTGATAAACATCAAAATGGTTCTTTTAGACATATTTTAGTTAGAAAAATGTCGAAAGAAAAATTATGGAATAAATTAAAAATAGAAAATCAAGTAGAATTTCCAATAATTTCAACACATTCAAATGCTAATACTTGGTTATCTAATATAGTGAAAGAATATCATAATATATCTGGTATAGATGAATTAGTATTTTTTCCTTTTATTGATTCATCTTCTACTTTAGTCGTTGATGAAAATACTGCTATGTCGTGTTTATATGAAAGACGAGTTGATTTATTAATTCTTGGTAAGTATGTATATTTTCCAATACCAGCAACTGAAGTGGTCAATGATTTAAAAGGTGATTATCAAGTTGAATACATTCCTATTACTGAAATGAAAAGTGAAAATAATGTAGAGGCTTTTGAAAACGTATTTGAAATTGAATCGAGAGCAGGAGTACCTTGTGGTACTGGTAGTGTAGATGGACAAATTTTAAGTCTTGAAGATAAAACGAATATTACATTACAAGAGTTAATTAGAGATATATGTAACAGACATAATATCAAATCTGTTAATAACATTGCGTGTGGTTTGTATGGTAATTGGGAACATAACGTAAAATATGAAGATATGGGAATTGATTATCACGGATATGAAATTGTTAATGCAATGGTTGAACAAAATAAAAAAGATTTTCCCGATGTAAAATTTTCACAATTTGATTTAACACAAGAGATAAGTGAACCGGCTGATTTGATAATATGCCGTCAGACATTTCAACATTTAACCAATACACAAATAAAAAAAGGCCTTACAAATTTTGTAAGGAGTGGTGCAAAGTATTTATTATTGTCAAACTGGAAGAACAAAGCTGATTATAATTGGAATGTAGAAGCGTGTCCTATGGATTTTTATAGAAAATTTAGTATTTTTCGACCATTAGATTTGGAACAATATCCATTTAGTATACCTGAACCTGTAGAGAGTTATTTACAATATGAAGATTTCGTAGACCATTTTATTGAGGACCAATCATTTAATAATTCTTGGTATAGTTACACACATAGTTTTTTATTTCAAGAATGGTTTTTAGAAGGACACGAGGAATCATCTGAAATATACAGACGTAACCTCAAAGAAATGGAAGTAAACAGAGATTTGTGTTTTGAAATGCCTTCAGAATACTTATCACTTTATAAAGTGAAATAAATATGAAAGCAGCTGTAATTTATAAGTTTGATGAACCTCTTGTAGTAGAAAAACTATATTTAAAAGACCAACTTAAATGTGGACAAGTATTAGTTGAAGTTCGTAGTAGTGGTATATGTGGAGCTCAGTTAGGTCATATATCAGGTGTAAAGATTAAAAAAGAATTTTTACCTTGTTTGTTAGGACACGAGGGGGGAGCAAAAGTTTTACAAGTAGGTGAAGGAGTAACAACGGTAAGTCCGGGTGATAAAGTTGTTATGCACTGGAGAAAAGGAGATGGTATAGAATCTGAATTTCCAAGATATGTTTCTGAAAGTAGTCGTAAAATTGTAGGGGGAGGATTAGTTACAACTTTTAATGAAGAGGCTATTGTTTCTGAAAATAGAATTACTAAAATAGATGATGATATTCCTTATGATATTGCAGCTCTTATGGGTTGTAGTGTAACTACGGGTCTAGGTATTATTAATAATGAGGCAAAATTAAAAATAGGTCAGTCAGTAGCAATATTTGGTTCTGGGGGTGTTGGGTTGAATATAGTACAAGGGGCTTCTCTCGTGTCAGGAAATCCTATTATTGCAATTGATATTCACGACCACAAGTTAGAATTAGCAAAAGAATTTGGAGCAACACACACTATTAATACAAGTAAAGAAGATGTTCGTGATAGTGTTAAAAAAATAGTGGGTAGTTTAGGAGTTGATGTATTTATAGACACAACTGGACATACTGAGTTGATAGAGATGGCGTGTAATTTAACAACAGGTGGTGGAAAAACTATAATGGTAGGACAACCCAAACCAAATGAACATTTAACTTTACATTCAGTATTACAGCACTTTAAAGGTAAAGTTTTAATGGATAGTGATGGAGGATTGACAAATCCATCTGTAGATATAAATAGGTATCTACAACTTTATAAACGAGATAAATTAAATCTCGATAAACTAATAACAAATAAATTTGATTTATATCAAATAAATAATGCTCTCGATGTGGTTCGTTCTGGACAAGGACTATCAGGTCGATGTATTGTGGAAATGTAGATAATTATGAAAAGTTTATGGTCATATTTTGAAGATTATTTTACACCCGAAGAGTGTGATATCATTACGTTAAAGTGTTTAAATGCAGGACTAACAAAAGGTTTTCAAGATGGAGGGATAGGTCACGATGGAGAACTTAATAAAGATTTTAGAAGTTGTAGAGTTGTTGGTATGCAATATGAGGAGTTCCCTGAGATTTTTCAGAAAATAATACAGGCAGTAGAGGGTGCAAATCAAACTTGGTTCGGTAATATTGATATTGATACTTTAAGAGGCATAGATTTTACAGAATATGATGAAAAATATACTGGTAAATATAATGAACATATTGATGTAATGTGGTGTAATGATAATTCAAATTTAGAGACTGACCCTAAACATCGTAAACTTTCTTTTACGTTACAATTATCAGACCCGAGTAAATATGAAGGGTGTAATCTTATATTAAATCCAAATGACGTAATAGAATCAGGAAATCCTGATGCTAATAAGATAAGAAAACAAGGATGTTTAACGGTTTTTCCTTCTTGGTTAAGACATAAAGTAACCCCAATAACAAGAGGTACACGTTATGCTTTAGTTGGTTGGGTAGAAGGACCAACTTGGAGATAAATATGAATAAACAACAATTAATTGATTTTGAATCAAAAATAATCAATCATTATAACAACAATAAATTACCATTTTTATTTCATTTAAGTGGTGGTAACGAGACACAATTAATTGATATCTTTAAAGATATAAAAACAGGTGATTACGTTTTAGCCACACATAGAAATCATTATCATGCACTCTTACATGGACTATCACCAGATGATATGGAACAAAAGATATTAGATGGTAGAAGTATGTTTATGTATGATAGAGAGAAAAACTTTTTCGCTTCTGCTATTGTTGGTGGTATTCCAGGTATTGCAGCTGGTATTGCTTGGGCTTTGAAAAAGAAAAAATCTGATAAGAAAGTGTGGTGTTTTGTTGGTGATGGTGCAGAAGATACAGGAAATTTTTCAGAAGCTGTTAGATACGTTGATGGTTGGGATTTACCTTGTACGTTTGTGATTGAAGATAATGATATGTCTATTATAGCAAATAAAAAAACAAGATGGGGTAAAGCAGCAGAACAAAAATGGCCCGAATCGTGTGTGATAAAATATCATTATACATTACCATTTCCACATGCTCGTACAAAAGATTTTTGTGATTTATCAGAAAGTAATAAAATTAAAAAAACTGATGAAGAATATTTTCCATACTTTCCACAAGAAACATTTCCTGATTTTGATGAGATTAATGGAGAGACACTAACATATAAAGAAGCAGTTACTCAGGCTATGACAGAACTTGGAAGAGATAACACAATGTTTATAGGTTATAATCTTGGTGGAGAGTTTGGTAATGCTATGGGTACGTTAGTAGGAGTGGACGAAGATAAAAAACTTGAAACACCCGTTACTGAAAACTTGATGGGTAGTTTAGCATTAGGTATGTCGTTTGAAGGTATAAAGGCAGTTGTTTATTATGAAAGACACGACTTTATGTTAGTTGGAGCAGATGCAATAGGAAATCACATTAATCACGTAGAAAGATTATCACACGGAGAGTATAATGCACCTGTAATTTTACGAACGGTAGTTGCTGATGGTGGACCATTTTATTCTGGACCTACACATTCACAAGATTTTACAAAAGTCTTTAGAGAATTAGTAGATTTTCCTATATTTGAACCCACCACACCTACTGAAGTGTTAAGAGATTATAAAAAAGCTCAGATGGCAAAGGGACCAGTTATGATTGTAGAAAGAAAAAGTTGTTATGATGGAAAAACCACAACAATATAAAGATTTATTTAATTTAAGAAACAAAGTAGCTATAGTTACGGGTGGATATGGACATCTAGGTTCATCAATGTCTAAGGCTTTAACTTCTTTTGGTGCTAAAGTTATCGTATTTGGTAGAGCTGTAAGAAAAACTATAGATTTTGATGGTTATATCTCGTATGTACAATGTGATGTAACTGATACAGAAAAAGTTAAACAAAAAATTAATGAAATTATTAACAAGTATAGGACTATAGATATACTTATTAATAATGCGTTTTGTGAAGATAGAAAACCAGTAGACGAGATTACAAAAAAAGAGTGGGACATTGGTTTAGATAATATTTTATCACATAACTTTTTTTGTAGTCAAGCAGTTATACCTCAAATGTTAAAACAAGGTAATGGGTCGATTATAAATGTCTCATCAATATATGGTTTTTTAGGACACGACCAAAGTTTGTATCAAGAAGTAAAAAGTGCAAGTGTTTTTTATTCAGTTGCAAAAGGTGGTATTTTACAAATGACAAAAAGATTAGCAACAGAGTATGCTTCAAAGGGGATTCGGGTTAATACAATTAGTCCTGGTAATTTCCCTAAAAAGACACCAGGTGTACCAGAAAGACCTGGTTACATAGTAGATTTAAGTAAAAGGACTCCAATGAAACGAGTAGGACAACCAGACGAAGTAGCAGGAGCTGCTGTCTTTCTGGCATCTGAAGCGTCATCATACGTTACAGGACAAAATATAGTAATTGATGGTGGTTGGAGTGCATGGTAATTAAAACAATAAGGAGATAAATTATGGCTGAACCAATAAAGTTCACTACAGAGGAACTAAAATCTTTACAAGATTTACAGACCAAATATCAGGAAACACAAGTTAGGTTTGGACAAGTATCAGTTCAAAGACTTTTGTTAAATCAACAATTAGCAAAGTTATCAGAGAATGAACAAGCTTTGACTGCTGAATACGCAGAAGTACAGGCAGAAGAAGCTACTTTGGTAGCATCTTTGAGTGAAAAGTATGGTAATGGACAACTTGACCCCGAAACTGGTGTATTTACACCAAATTCTTAAAAAAAGTCTGTAAATTGTTTATTTTGGATAACTTACGTTATACTTATAATAGAATAAATATATTCAAAGCTTTGAACACAAAAATTAATTAGGAGAATTACAATGGCAGAAAGAATCGTTTCGCCAGGTGTATTTACCCGTGAAAGAGATTTATCATTTCTACCCCAGGCAATAGGTGAAATAGGAGCAGCAATAATCGGACCAACACATTCAGGTCCTGCTTTTACACCTACACAAATAACATCATTTCAAGAATTTGAAGAGCTGTTTGGTGGTATTGATGCTAAATTCTACACACCGTACACCGTTGAACAATATTTACAAAGTGCGGGGGTTGTAACCGTAGTAAGGGTTTTAGGAATCGGAGGATATCAATCACACACACTTCAACTTTTAGGAGCAAGTGCTACTACATCTGCTTCTTTAGGAATATTAGCATCATCTCGTGGTTCTGATGGAGATGGTGATTTATCTCAATCAACAATTTTAGGTAATTGGAACGCATTTGTTGTTAACGTTAGTGGTAGTGGTATACAAGAATCATATAGTGCTTCTTTCGATACTGGTAGTACGAATTATCTTACTGAAATATTTAGTCAAGAACCTACATCAACTAAAAAAGGTGGTAGTACTTCTTCTGTTTATTTATATAAACATTTTTCAGAAGCTTCACATAGAAAATTTGGAGTTGATGCAGCTGCTAATGAATTGGCAGTTTCAGCATCAATCATACACACGGCTGTAGGATTAGATTTTGCAGGTGGTTCAACTGGATTTGATGCAAAAGGTAACGCAAGTACATATAGTGGTAATAAAGACTACTCTACAGCTCGTACACCTTATATTCAATCACAACCAATTGATGGACAATCTTATGTATTAAATGGTGCGGCTGAAGTGAACAACTTGTTTAGAATATACACCCGGTCACACGGTACAAATGCTAACTCAAAATACAAGATACATATTTTAAATGTAAAGGCATCAGACGTTAGCGACCAAAACTTTGGTACATTTTCAGTTCAAGTGGTAAGAAACGCTCCAGGTGAGGCTAATGATAATGAGATAGTTGAACAATTTGACGGATTATCATTCGACCCATTGAATCCTGATTTCTTTGCTAAGAGAATTGGTGATAGACACGTAACTATTGATTCTAATGGTAAACTTACATATTATGGTGATTATCCTAATAAGAGTTTATATATCAGAGTTGGTGATTTTGTAGACATGGTTGAAGGAACAACGTTTAAATTACCAGAAACAATGTTACCTTTCGGATTTGAATCAATACAAAATGTCGTACCTGGTGTAGGACTTGCTAGTTTAGATTCAGGAGCCAGTGGTTCAACAATACCTACAGCATCATTCATATCTGAACAGGTAAATACAAGTAATACTTTTGATGAAAATGTATTCTTTGGATTTGATTTTAGTGAAGAAGGAAACAGAATGATGTTAGCACCTGTACCAAACGGTGCACAGACAGCAAATGATAATGTGGCATTTAATTTAAATACACATGCTACAGGACATAGTGATGCTTCAAGACTTGTTGGTGATGGTGAAATATACTCTGGTGATTCAGAAGTCATAACCGTTTCTGGTTCGGCAATAGAACAAAAGAAATTTGCTGTACCATTTCAATTTGGTTTTGATGGTATGAATCCAGCTACACCATCTTTAACAGGCACAGATATTGCAAATACTAATACACAAGGATTTGATTTATCTTCTGCTGAAGCAAGTGGAACATTAGCATACAAACGAGCAATCAATGCTGTAAGTAATCCTGATGAATTTGATATCAATTTATTAGTAACACCTGGTGTACTACATAGATTACATTCACAAGTTACTAATCACGCAATCACAAAAGTAGAAGCAAGAGCAGACGCATTATTTATAATGGATACTGCTGATATCGATGATAGTATCAATACCGTTGTAGATGCTGTAGCTTCTCTTGATACTAACTATGTTGCTACATATTATCCTTGGGTTAAACTTGTAGATAGTGTAACACAAGTCCCAGTATATGTACCACCATCAGTCGTATTACCTGGTGTGATAGCATTTAATGATAGTGTATCACACGAATGGTTCGCTCCTGCAGGATTGAACAGAGGAGGATTGGCTGGATTAGGTGTAACAGAGGCTAAAACACGATTAACTCACGCTGAAAGAGATAGATTGTATGAGGGTAGAATTAACCCGATAGCATCTTTCCCAAATCAAGGTGTAGTTGTGTTTGGTCAAAAAACACTACAATCTAAACCATCTGCTTTAGATAGAATCAATGTTCGTAGATTGTTGATTGCATTAAGAAAATTCATTGCAAGTGCATCACAATTCTTGGTATTTGAACAAAATACATCGGCAACGAGAAATAGATTCTTGAATATTGTAAATCCATATCTTGAACAAGTACAACAAAATAGTGGTTTAAGTGCTTTCAGAGTAGTAATGGATGATACAAACAACACAGCAGATGTTGTTGATAGAAATCAATTAGTTGGACAGATATTCATTCAACCAACGAGAACTGCAGAGTTCATCGTACTTGACTTTATCGTACAACCAACAGGAGCTACATTTCCTGAGTAAGTTTTACTTATAAAATAGATGTAACGTATAATGAAAAGCCCCAATTTCGGTTGGGGTTTTTTGTTTTTTACTTAAAATTTGTTTAATTGATATTTATTTATGAGTACGAATAAAAGACTTTTTTTTAGGAGAATAAAGAATGGCTACATTAGACCCTTCAGAAATTATGTTTACACCATTTGAACCGAAAACAAAAAATCGGTTTATTATGTATATTGAAGGTGTACCTGCTTATTTAATTAAAGCAGCAAACAGACCACAGATTCAGTTTGAGGAAATTGTTTTAGACCACATAAACGTGAAAAGATATATTAAGGGTAAAGGAGCATGGCAACCTATTGATATTATGCTTTACGACCCAGTTGTCCCTTCAGCAGCTCAAGCAGTTATGGAATGGATTAGACAATCACACGAATCCGTAACTGGACGTGATGGTTATTCAGATTTTTATAAAAAAGATGTAACTTTTAATATGTTAGGTCCAGTCGGTGATAAAGTCGAAGAATGGACATTAAAAGGTACATATATAGAAAATGCTAATTTCGGTGATATGGATTACGCAACAAGTGACCCAGCTGAAATTACACTAACACTTAAATATGATTACGCAATCTTACAATTCTAATAGGAGTTAAAAATGAGTGAATGGTTAGCACAAAATTGGGAGTATGTTTTAGTAGCATTCTACGCAATCGAAAAGATTGTTAAACTTACACCAACTAAATACGATGATATTTTGTTTGACGCTGTATTGAAACCCATCAAAGAAAAATTGATGCCATCAGCAAAAAAATAAAATGTTATTTAGACCTAAAAGGTTATAATTATTATTGGTTATTAAAAATATTCATAAGGAAAAATAATGGCAGAATACAAATTCCCTACGGAAATCGTTGATTTACCGTCAAAGGGACATTTTTACGTGCAAGGACACCCTTTATCAAGTGGTAAAGTAGAGATAAAGTATATGACAGCAAAAGAAGAAGATATTCTTACTTCTCAAAATCTAATACAACAAGGTACGGTTATCGAAAAACTATTACAATCTTTAATTGTAGATAAATCAGTTAAAGTAGATGATATGTTAATCGGTGATAAAAATGCAATTATGGTTGCAGCACGTATCCTTGGTTATGGTAAAGATTATCAATTTACGTATACTGATGAAGAACAATCTATTGACTTATCAACACTCGAACCAGTTGATTTGGATTTTTCTAAATATCCTAAAGGTAAAAATCAATTTGAATACACATTACCTAATTCAAAAAGAGAAGTAACTTTCAAGTTATTAACAGGAACTGATGAAAAACAAATTGATGAAGAGATAAAAGCCAGAGAAAAAATCTCGAAAGAACAAGGTTTCGAACTTACTACAAGATTAAAGCATATGATACTTTCAGTTGATGGTAAATCAGAACCGTCATATATAAATAATTTTGTAGAAAATGAGTTTTTATCAGTTGATTCATTAGAATTTAGAAAATACTTATCATCAATCACACCTGATATAGATATGAGTACAACAATCACAGATTCAACTGGAAAGGAACAGGTGATTACGGTTCCTGTAACCGTACGATTTTTTTGGCCTTCCGCCTGAATACAAACTTCGAATACACGAAGAGATATTTCAATTAATACTACATTCTAAAGGTGGTTTCACTTTTAGAGAAGCATACGACCTACCCATATATCTTCGCACGTTTTACCTAAAACGATTACAGACTTTCTACAAGAAAGAAGCAGAAGATTTACAAAAAGAACTCAATAAACATAATCCATCAGTTACAAAGTAATTTTTCGTATATCTGATATTTATTATTGAGTTATAATACTTAATATTATTCGGAGACTTTAATGCCTAAATTTATAGTAAAAGAGAGTTTGATAGATAAATTTGTTGGAGCTATTTTTGGTTCTGTTGGAAAAAAAATTAAATCTAAAGCAATAAACGATTTATCTGCAAAAGACCCTCAGTTTGCAAAAAAAGTCAAAGACCTAGAAAAACAACGTAAGGACATAGAATCTTACATCAAAAAAAATAAAAAAGAATTACAAAAACGTTACCCTGGAGTGTCAGGATTTTAATAAAATCTAAAAGGATATAAAATGGCCGTAAAAAGAGGCAGACCATATAAAGGCCAAGCAGAGGACTTAGAATCAATAGTAAGTCTTGAGGAGAAATTAGTACAACTTGGTAAAGAAAACTTTGGAGCAATTAACAAATTACTTGGAGTAACTGAAGATTTAGCTAAAGTTTCAAAAACTATTACTGAAGATGGTAAACTTCAAGCTGGACAATCTAAAGACCAAGTCAAAATTTTACTCGACCAATTAGAAGCTGGTGAAAATGTGAGAGATGCAATTATGGAAACAGCACCTGGATTCTTTAGTATGGCAGCTGGTGCTAAGAAAACTCTAGGTAATTTAAAATTGATGGCTACTTCAGGTGTTGGTTTGATAGCTATAGGTGTAGCAATTGGAAAAGCATTTTTAAATATTCAAAAAGCAGTTACTGATACAAGGAAAGAATTAGGTATCTCATATACACAAGCTGTTGCTATAACTGCTCAAAACAAAGTATTGGGTGAAGTCGCCAAAGGTTTCGGATTATCTATAGAGGATATTACAGCAGCTCAAGCCGCTATAAGACAAGATTTAGGAGCTAGTGTACAAGAATCAGTAAATCTTAGTTTAAACTTTGCAAGGACAGCAGCCTCAACCGGTCAAACAGCATCTCAATTATCAAAAACACTTTCTGTGATGGAATCAGTTTCATCTGCAAGTAGAGATGTATTGTTGAATCAAATACAAACAAATGCTGCTTTAGCAGGTCAAGCAGGTGTAGCTCCAGCTCTCGTGATGCAAGACATAGCTGATAATGCTCAGTTTTTTGCTAAGTTTGCTAAAGATGGTGGAATGAATATACTTAATGCAAGTATAGCCGCAAGAAAATTAGGATTAGAGTTAAGTGCAGTTGAAAGTATTTCAGAATCGTTATTAAACTTTGAATCCTCTATCGAGAATCAATTACAAGCTTCATTACTGCTCGGTAGACAAATCAATCTTGATAGAGCTCGTCAATTAGCCATAACAGGTGACCAAGAAGGTGTGATGAGAGAGATATTGAAACAAGTAGGTGGTGAGGTAGAGTTTAACAGATTAAATGTTATACAGAGAAAAGCTTTAGCAGATAGTGTTGGTGTGAATGTGGAACAATTATCAAGACTTGTGAGAAATAACGTAGCAGGAGCTCCTGGAGCAGTTGCTGGAGCTACGAATGACCAATCATTATCTGTATTAGAAAACATTAGAGATTCTAATAATAAGATTGCGAGAGCTATATAATGGGTGTAGTAGATTTTAAATCAAATTTAGGAGGGAGACCAGGACGAGCTAAAGACCCTGAAATCGAGGCAAGCAAACAACGTGCTCAACAAAGAAAACAAGCACAATTAGACGCTCAAAAAAGGGTTGACGCTAAACGTAAACTTGAACAACAATCAGCTAAACTACGAGAAATCAACCTTATCAATAAAACACAAGACACTAGGACTTTTCAAGCAGCTACCCAAGCTCTCAGAAAATCTAAAGTACCTAGTAGAGAGATAGGTTTCTTCAAACCTACAGCTCCACTTGCAAAACGACCAACAACCACACCTCTTGATGCTTTCGTACCTGATGCTATACCTAATACGGTGTTTTTAGATAGTTCAGGAGCTTTCAATCCAATTGATACAAACGTTCAAAAATACGTACAAACACGAAACAATAATTTAAGACAAAACCCACCAATAGAAGTGCGACACAATAATCCACCACCACGTATTGGTAATTTTCCTTTAGCAAGTTATTACTCACAATTAGATTCTGATGGTAGATTGGGTATCAAAGGTCCACCTAATGGTACAGGACCACTCAGCTTGGGATTCAAACAGCCATTTGTCGTTAGAGATATAGGTAATAGATGGGGTGTGGATAAATTTACAGGTTCTTTAAGTGATATAAAAGGAGTTAATATAGGAAGCGCATTAAGTGTAATTAGAATAGGAGTTAATGCTTTAGATGAATTAGGAGGTGCTGTACTCGGTAGACAACCTTCAGTATATATCGATAGAGCAGGAACTGATTTGTTTAGGATGGGAATGTTCTTAGCATCAACTAAAGGTTTAGGATTTTTAGAAAAACAACGAATACTGAAAAGAACAAATCCTCAAGGTAATTTAGGTTCAGTTAGAGGTCCTATCAGTGGTGTTTATCCTGCAGCATTAAATAGTAATAAAGCTTTCTCTAAAATCAACAGAGATAATACACTCCGTGAGGGTTATAAAGGAGGAACATTTGGTTCTGAATCTGGTGATGTCAAACAAACAGGTGTAAATTTACAGAAGTATAATCCTTTATCTTTAGCAAGTCAACCAGGTATACGTAGTTTACAATTAAGTATAAATAAACCTTTTGATGCTACCCTTGGTGCATTAACTCAAGTAGGTCTAAAAAGTGTTAATAAATACAACTTATCAATAGAAACACAAAATGGTAGTGTTCCACTCGAAGTGTTAAAAAAGTTTCCAAGTAATTGGTCACAAAACGGAATCAATATTAATTCACCCGATGTACAAAGAAGATATAATATAACGGTCGATTCAAAATTAGACTTCCCTACTGATAAGTTGTTAAGTAAAATAGCTCCAGTAGCAGATGCTATTTCAAGGATAGCAGGTGGAGGTGTAAGATATTTAAGGAATTTAAGAGGTCCTAAGATTAACATAGGTCTTCCTAATTTGGGTAAGAGTTTTTCATTACCTAAAGTAAAAAATCCATTCAATGGAATAGGAGGTTCGTTCGGAGCAGGTGTTTCAAATTCATTCGACTTCTCGGGAGTGCAAGGTTTTGCTGAAAAAGCAACAGACGTATTAACTGCTATAAAAGAAAATCTAAAAGGGATTAATGCAGTTGTAAATATAGATAAAGTTCCTGTAGATTATGATAAAAAGACAGCTGTTACTCAAGATTTAAATGCTTTTGCTGATGTCGGTAGAGACAGAGTTAATCTTATTCCTTATGGTACACGGGAAGAGGCACAATACAACGGACAAAATGAAGAAGAATTAGATTTTGTCCCATTTAGATTTGTTGATATGAAAGGTAATCATATTGTATTTAGAGCTATACTAAGTGGTATATCAGATTCATTTACTCCTGATTACGCAGAAGAAAAGTATGTTGGAAGGCCAGATAAAGTATATGTTTACACGGGAACAACCAGAACTATTAGTTTCACTTTTGATGTGTATCCAAAGTCAGCAGAAGAATTACCTATATTATGGGAAAAATTAAATTATTTAGCAGGACTTACTTATCCTGATATGAGAAGTGGATTTATGGTAGCTCCCTTTAGTAAATTAACAATAGGTGAAATGTATACAGAAATGCCAGGTTACATTTCAGCCCTAACTTATACCGTTCAAGATAACGGAACTTGGGAAACAATGTGGACTAAATCACCTAAATACATTCAAGCAAATGTAACTTTTATTCCTGTTCTAAATCAATTACCTGCACAAGACCAAGCACATTATGATTATCCTTGGTTACAAAAAAAGTTTGATTACGACAAAGACAAAGGTTTAATAAGTTCACTTAATAAAACCGCTCGAACTAAATATGGACCAGTAGATTTAACAGGAATCAAAGGTTTAACTGATGAGGAAGACTTAGCGAAACGAAGTAAAAATATATTAGCAATGGCAGGAATCTAATAATATGAAAAGATATAGTTCAACCAAACAGAAATTAGATAAATCAGGTGTAAGGGTATATACTACAACCTATTATCCTGAAATACCCATTAGTGATTCTGATAGATTCGTTAGACCCGTAGATGGTGATAGAATAGATTTATTAGCAAACAGATATTATGGTGATTCTACGTTATGGTGGGTTATTGCAAAAGCAAATGGAATTAAAGGCAGAACTGCAGTAAGCACAGAAGAATTACTTAGAATACCAGGAAACGTACAACAGATATTACAGAAATTCCGACAACTAAACGGTTAAATAGTTATGATTAATCTAACACCAATCGCCGCCAACATACAAAGACGATTATTTGAAAAAATGCGTGTGCTTGGCAGAGACCCAAATGAACAAGTTGGTTCAACAAACAAACAAAAAAGTAAAGATACTAACGTGGGTTTAACTCACGGAAAGATGGCAACTCGGTCAACGTTTATACGAATGTGTTCTGGTCAAGTAAATCCAGTCGTGTTGCATGGTGGTAAATTAAAAGACAACAACAATATTCCAGGTGGGTATGATGAGATATACGGTCCAAGAACTTATAAAAGTGCAGGTTTACCAGGAGAAAATATAGAACCATTTGATGAGGAAGGTATTATCAATGAAGCAGCAGGTCTGCCAGGAGTAAATAAATCGTTTTCAAATCCAAACAACAGACCTATGCCTGGTGTAAAGTCAGCTGACATTTCATTCAAAGGTGGGGTGAGAGCTTTACGAGAGGCAACCGTTCAATGGACGTGTTGGGATTGGGAAGAATTAAATCTATTGATGCCGCATTTTCTTGCTCACGGTAAAACGGTTTTATTAGAATGGGGTTGGGTTTATGATGGAAGTGAATTTAATGCTCAACAATCTTTCATATCACTGGACAATTTTAATCAACCATATATAGATGCAAGTGCATACGACACATCATATAAAGACAAAGTTATAGATGAAAATGGTGATTTCGATATGATGGTTGGTATAATTAAAAACTTTGAATTTACCACACGCGACGATGGTGGGTTTGATTGTACAACCATAATAACAAGTGTAGGAGCAAGCATACTCGACAATCCAGAACCAAACGAAGTAGCTCTTGACCCAGGTGTCGCGTATAACACATCCGTAGATAAAAATACAGAGGAAGTATTCGAAGCAATATCAAACGTAGTGGGTAACAAAGGTGTTGAAGATGAAACAGAAGCACCTAAAGCAAAAGCAGAACGACAAGATACATTAGTTGATTTAGACACCACATTATCTTTAAAATTAATGATAAGTAAACTTGATAATTATATAATGGACAAAGTAAAAAAAGCACAAAAACCAGCAAGTAATGACCTTTTATTAGGTGATACTTCTCCGGTTCATTATTTTTACGGTGAAAAGAATAAATGGTTATTAGACAAAACGATTGATATGGAGAAAGGTAGAGAGGACAAACTATATGAAACCATTAACAATGTGTGGGTTCGATGGGGATGGTTTGAAGATAATATTTTATCAAAGTTTTTATCAATGGTAACAAAACCTCGTAATGACATTGATGATTATCCTGATATACTTACAGAATTTAGGTCAATAGAAGAAATACTAACACCAGAGCGTAAAGGTACAGGTCGATATGAAAGTGTCAGAATAAAAAATCATGCTGAACTACAAACAACAAATATAAATAATCACATAATGCCAGGACAATTCTATCCAGTTGAAAGTAAATCTTACATTTATGAAAGAGAAAGACCGGGAAGCCTTCAATCTCCTCTTGCAGAGGGTAAAATAGAAGGTGATGAAAGATATTTAATTCAACTAGCAAAAATAGTTAATGATAAAGAAAACTATGATATGTTTGCAACACCCGATGAAATAACCGTAAAAACTATTACAGAAGATGAGCTAATACTTAAAGAAACTGCAGCATCAGTCGAAAAACGTAGTAAAAAAAGATGGTTTAAAGGAGAACCAAAAAAAGAACTTTATGACACTGGAAAAGATATAGTAAAAGAACAAGTAATACCAGGTAAATACGGTTACTTACG